ATGGCGGGGCCAATTCCCGTCGATGCCGATGGGCGCTTTGCCGGCTATGCCAGTGTGTTCAATCGGCTCGATAGCGGCGGCGATATTGTCTTGCCGGGGGCTTTTGCCAAAAGTCTCAGGAGCCGCGCGGGGCGCATTCGGCTGTTGTTTCAGCACGATCCCAAGGAGCCGGTGGGCTTTTGGGAGGAGCTGCGCGAGGACGCTCATGGGCTGTTTGCGCGCGGAAGGCTGGTGCCCGGGGTGCCGCGGGCGGATGCGCTCAAACGCCTGATCGAGGCAGAGGCTCTCGATGGGCTTTCCATCGGCTTTCGCACCGTGAAAGCCAGCCGGCAGGCGGGAAACCGGCTGCTGCACGAGATCGATCTTTATGAAATCTCGATCGTGACCTTTCCGATGATGGAGGCGGCGCGGATTGCCGCCCCCGTTTCGGCCGGCGCCGCCATTGCGGCTGCTACGAGGACTATCCGTAACCGATAGAAGGATGCCGACATGGATCGGATTGACGACGGCCTTGAAACCAAGGCCGGCGCGGGGACTGACGTTGCCGCGCTGTTCAGCGAATTTTCTTCCGCGTTCGAGGAATTCAAGCGCACCAATGACCAGCGCCTCGGCGAGATCGAGAAGCGCGGTTCGGCCGATGGCTTGCTCGAGGGCAAGCTTGAGCGGCTCAATGCCGTGCTCGACGGGCACAAGGCGGCGCTCGATCGCGTCAGTGCCGAGCGGGCGCGCCCGGCGCTCGAGGGTAAGGGTGCCCTGCCCAATGGCGAATACAAGGAGGCCTTTTCGGCCTATGTGAAGCGCGGCGAGGAAAAGGCGCTGCAGGTGGGCGTGGGCGCAGATGGCGGCTATGTCGTCCCCGCCGAGGTCGAGACGGAAATCACCCGTCTGATGACGGGCATTTCGCCGATCCGAGCCATTGCCGGTGTGCGCCAGGTTTCGGCCTCGGTCTATAAGCGCCCGATCACGCTGAGTGGACCGCAGACCGGCTGGGTGGGTGAGACGGCGAGCCGTCCGACGACCACGAGCCAGACGCTGGCGGAGCTGAGCTATCCGACGACCGAGCTCTATGCCATGCCGGCGGCGACCACGGCCTTTCTCGACGATGCGGCGGTGGATGTCGGCCAGTGGATTGCCGACGAGGTCAATGCGGCTTTTGCGGCGCAGGAGACCACGGCTTTCGTCAATGGCGATGGCACCAATAAGCCCAAGGGCTTTCTGGCTTCGGCGACGGTGGCGGAGAATAGCTGGAGTTGGGGGAACCTGGGTTATGTGGCGACGGGGACTTCGGGCGCGCTGCCGGCAAGCAATGGCAGCGATGTGCTGATCGATCTCGTCTATGCGCTGAAGGCTGGTTATCGCCAGAATGCCAACTGGGTGATGAACCGCAAGACGCAGGGAGCGCTGCGAAAGCTCAAGGACGCCGACGGCAATTATCTGTGGCAGCCTTCGGCGACGGCGGATGGCCGCGCCAGCTTCATGGGCTTTCCGTTGGTTGAGGCGGAGGATATGCCGAACATCGGGGCCAATTCGCTGTCGGTGGCGTTTGGTGACTTCCGGCGCGGGTATCTGATTGTTGATCGTCAGGGGGTGAACGTGTTGCGCGATCCCTATTCGAGCAAGCCCTATGTGCTGTTCTACACGACCAAGCGCGTGGGCGGTGGGGTGGCGGACTTTGACGCGATCAAGTTGCTGAAGTTTGGCGTGAGCTGAGGCTTCGGTTCACCCCCTCCCAGCCTCCCCCATCAAGGGGGAGGTGTCGCATCGAGTGCGTGATGCGATCCCGCCCAGGCCACTGACCTGCACCTCCCCCTAGATGGGGGAGGCTGGGAGGGGGTGATGGCGGGCGCCGGTGCCAAAACAAAAACCAAGGACCAAAACAATGACCTCCTATCTCCTGGCGGGGCCCGCCGAGGAGCCGGTTTCGCTTGTCGAGGCCAAGGCTTTCCTCAAGGTCGATGATGCGGCGGAAGACGGGCTGATTACGACGCTGATCGGGGCGGCGCGGCTGCATATTGAAGGCATTACCGGCAAGGCGCTGTTGGCGCAGAGCTGGCGGGTGGTGCTGGACGATTGGCCGGAAAATCGCATGGTGAAACTGCCGGTTTCGCCGCTGATCGCCATCACCGAAATCTCGGCGACGGATGGCAATGGGGCGAGCCAAGAGATTCCGCTCGATCAGTTCGGGTCGGAGCCGGATCGGCTGATCGTGCCGCGCGTGGTGGTCGGCATGCCGGCGCTGCAGGAGCGGCAGGGGGTCGAGATCGACTATGTCGCGGGGTTTGGCACCGAGCCCGAAGAGGTGCCGGCGGATTTGCGGCAGGCGCTGCTGGGGCTGGTGGCGCATTGGCATGAGCATCGCGATGCGGTGATCGTGGCGGGAGCGGGTTCGGTCGTGCCTTCGGGGTTTGATCGGCTGGTGGCGGCGCATAAGCGGGTGCGGCTGTGAGTGAGAAGATACCGCCGATCGGGACGCTGACCGATCGGGTGCAACTCAGGCGGCGCGAAAGCGTGGCTGAGGCGGAAGGTGGGCATGGGCGGATTTATGTACCGCTGGGCAATGCCTGGGCGCGGGTGCGCAGCTTGACCGGGCGGCAGGGGACCAATGCCGATGGGCGGGCGGTCGCCATTTCGCATGCGGTGGTGTTGCGGTTTCGGCCCGATGTCGGGCCGGGGGATCGCATCGTTTATCGCGGGCGCAATCTCGATGTGGTGAGTGCGGCGGATTTGAATGGGCGGCGGGCCTATCTGAGCTGCGCTTGTAGCGAGACGCAGGTGACGGGATGACCCATCCGATCGTGGCTTTGCAGGCGGCGCTGGTTTCGGCGCTGGAGGCGGATGCGGCGCTGACGGCGCTGGTGGGGGCATCAGGGGTTTTCGATGCGCCGCCGCAGAATAGGCCGGCGCCCTATGTGGTGATCGATAGGCACGACATAAGGCAGGTCGATGGCGATGGCACGCCGGGGCAGGAGCATCGCGTGCTCGTGCACTGCTGGGCCGACCGGCCGAGCCGCAAGGCGGCGCTGGCAATCGCCGAGCGGGTGATGGCGGCGCGGATGGGTTTGGCGCCGGCGGGGCTGGTGGTGACGCTGGCCGAGCATGTGCGGACCGAGACCGTCATCGATGCTGCGACGGGGCAGGCGCGGGCGGCGGTTTTGCTGCGGTTTCTTACCGAATAGCGAGGGACAAAATGGCAGCCCAGAGTGGCAAGGATATGCTCTTAAAACTCGACCAGACGGGGTCGGGGAGTTTTCTGACGGTGGCGGGTCTGCGCACGCGCAGCTTGGCGTTTAATGCGGCGAGCGTCGACACGACGGATCAGGAAAGCGCCGGGCGCTGGCGTGAACTGCTTACTGGTGGCGGGGTGAAGCGGGCCTCGCTTTCGGGTTCGGGCGTGTTCAAGGAT